TGCTTGTCATGATGGCTCATTACCACCGAGGGACGGGGGCCAAAACACTTGCCAAGCAATTTGAAATCGCGCCGGCAACGGTTTTGTATGCTTTGAAAGAGGCTGGGATAGACACTACCAAGCGAAGGAATTATTTCAAGCCAAGCGATTCGCTGACTTTAAGCGAAAGGAAAAAAGCGAGATGGCGCGAGAACATGGAGATTCCGTCCGCAAGGCTAAGAAAGACCCTGATGAATCGAATATGGTCAGCCATGAAAAGTCAGCGAGTGAATGGCGTCGGCTCGTTTTCTGTGGTCGGTTGTCCAGTCGCATTTCTCAGAAGCTACATCGAGGGCAAATTTGAGAAAGGAATGACGTGGGAAAATTACGGCGAATGGCACGTTGACCACATCAGGCCGTGCGCATCGTTTGATTTGAACGACAAAGAGTTCGTGCTTCAGTGTTTTAACTGGCGCAATCTCCAGCCAATGTGGGCGTCGGAAAATATCAGCAAAGGTTCAAACTATGCCCAAGCCTGAACCCGATCTGATCGCGCTTTCTGAAAAGCTGCAAATCGACATCCGCACGCTGCGCAACTGGCGCAAGCGCGACGGCTTTCCGCACGACGGCACTTTCGAGCAAGTCAAGGCGTGGGCCGACTCGCACGGACTTGGACGCGTAGGCGGAAGCGGCGGCGGACTCGCCGACCTCAAAGCCGAGTTAATGCGCGAGCAGATCCGCCTCGCCCGGTCGAAGAACGAGCGGGAGGCCGGCGACGTAATCGACCGCGAAGTGGTCGAGGCAATGCTGGTGACGCTCGGCCAAAAGCTGGACCTGCTGCTTCGGCTGAAGCTCACGATCGAGCTCGGTCCGCGCGGCGTCGGGATGAACGCCGCGGAGTTGAACGTGGAGGGCGCCGCGATCTTGTCGGAGATCCGCGAGGTCGTGAACGCGAACATTGCGACGTTCGAGTGCGAGGCGCTGGATCGGTCGCGGGAGTGACTCATGATCCGCGTCCAAGTCATCTGCTTTTTTTACAACGAGGAAACTCTCTCGCGCCTATTCGTGCAGCACTACGCATGGGCCGACGAGATCCTCGCCGTCGTCTCGCGGTCAACGGACCGCACGCGGGAAGTGCTCGAAGCGGCGGACAACGTCCGCGTGATGGACTTCGAGTTTCCAGCCGGCATGGACGACCGCATTAAGGCCGACAAGGTCAACGCTCTACTCGCCGAACCAACGCCGTTCGACTGGAAGATTGTCGTGGACGCCGACGAGTTCATCTGGCCGTGGAACAACGCTAGGCCGCAGAGCTACCTTGCGAGCGTTCCGAGTCACGTCACGGCGGTCGAAGCTCGGATGCGAAACGTCTTTCGCCATCACTCCGAGACCGAGCTTGATCTTGATCGTCAGCCGGTGCCGCAGCGCACGCACGGCGATCCAGACTATCGCTCGCTCGAAAATCGCGGCTACCAGAAGCCGATCGTGATTCGATCCGGTCACGGTATTCGCCTCGACCTCGGCAATCATCGGCAGAGCGGAGGGACCTTTGACCATGCGCTCTGGTTTGCCGGCACGCACTGGGCGAACGCCGATCCGTCGTTTGCGGTTATTCGCCGGACGCGGGACCGTCGAGACCGGCAAAGCGCGGAGAACCTCGCCGGGGGATGCGGCGTGCAGAATCACCGAATCAGCGAGGACGACGTGCGGCGACTTTGCGAGGCTCGGAGGGATTGTCCGAAGATTATTGGGATTCTTTGAAATAGTGCTTGCAATCAATCAAACGGGGGATATGGTCTTGGGCATGAACTCCAACACGCCTCCCGCCTTCAAGATGCTATTCGGAACCGAAGTCCTGTCTGACACCGTAACCGCGAAAGGTCATGCCGACCTCGTGATGTCGCTCCTCGCAATCTCGCTTTGTTTCGGAATCGCCCGCACCGAGCGCGCGATCAAAAACACCTACACGCCCGCCGGGGCGAAGCAGGTCATTGCGAACTTTAACACAGCCCTAAAGCTGATCGCCGCATGACCGCCGGCGGCAAACGCAAAGGCGCAGGCCGCAAGCCGCTCGCGCCTGATCAGCGCTCCGTCGCCGTGACGGTGCGCGTGCGTCCGCAAGTCGCTGCGCGGTTCCGTGCGTGGTGCAAAGCTCGCGGCATGAGTCAGTCGCGGGCGTTCTCGGCATGGGTGAAACGCTCGGCGCTGGACCGATCGAGAGGAAGCGCATGACCACAAAATCTGTGACTATCGAATCATCAGAGGGTGCAGCCCGGTCATTCATCGCGACCCGTGGTTGGGTTGGTTTTTGCTCTAAATGCTTCGCTGAAATAACAAGAGAAAGCGCGCCACCGCCGTGTCATCAAAATCGTATGCGATGCAAGAAATGCCGTAACGAAAGCCGGCTCAAAGCTCGCGCCAACTGGATCGCAAAAAACCCAGAACCAGAACGCAAGCACCGCAGAAAATGCATTAGAAGAAATACAGAGAAAAAGCGGGCCAGATCCCGCGAACTAGCCGAAAGCACTGGTGCGAGATGGAGCGGAGAGGAGGAGTCGTTTTTGCTGCGCAACATAGGAAAAATGACACAGGAGAAAATAGGGATCGCGCTAGGCAGGAGTTTTTCATCAATCGAAGTGAAGCTGTGGCGACTTAGATCTGCCTTGTCTAAAAATGCTGATACGCTTTCCGAGCGCGTCGGACTATAACGGTGACGGATTCCGACTCTCTACTTTCGACCCTGCGCTTGCCGCAGCCTGACCTCTCGCCGATCTACGAGTGGGCGCGCAAGCATATCATTTTGCCCGAGAGCTACGCGACGCCGGGACCGTTCAACGTGCGAATTTCGCCGTGGCTGATTCCGATCTTCGATGCGCTCCAGAATCCGCTCGTCCGCCGCGTTCACTTCCGCAAGGCCGTGCAGATTGGCGGCACTCTCGTCGCTGACATCTGGGTGCCGTGGCTTATCTGCAACGACGCCGGTCCGATTTCGTGGACGATGCAGACCGACGAGATGATCGACCGGCACGCGAAGTCACGGCTCAACCCGATCTTCGAGAGCTGCAAGCCGGTGGCGGCGATGCTTCCGCGAGTTGGACCGCACCGCACGACCACGGAAATCTACTTCGGCGGTTTCTTTTTCCTGCTCAACCCGGCGAACCTTTCGAGCCAGCAGTCGCAGTCCATCCGCTACAAAATAAATGACGAGATTTGGCTGCCGAAGTGGCAGGAGGTTTACGGTCACGCAGTCGCTCGCGTCAGTCGCTTCGAGGAAGTCGGGCGCTCGAAGATTTACAACACGAGCCAAGCGCCGATTATGGACCTCGAAACCGGCAACGTGGAAGACACCTCGTTTCGACAAGGCACCCAGCAAGAATGGAGCACCGAGTGTCCGGCGTGCCACAAGGTGCACCCGATCGCGTTCGCGTTGGACAAGAACGAAGAGACCGGCTTGCGCGGCGGCGTGGTCTGGGATGCAGCGGCGCGGCGCGATGACGAGACGTGGGACGTTGCGCGGGCGGTCGAGTCATGCCGATTCCGTTGCCCACATTGCGGCCACGAGTCGCCGGACACCGACACGACGAGGACCGGCTGGAAGCGGGCCGGGCGGTTTGTTTCGCTGAACCCGGCGGCGCCGGCGGAGATTCAGAGCTTTCGTGTCGAGTCGCTGGTGAGCCGGCCGATGCGGCTACTCGTCGAAGAATTCTGCGAGGCGGACAATCATTTCGTGCGCCAAGGTGACGACAAAATGAAGATCGAGTTTAAGACCAAGCGCGAGGCGCGGCCGTGGATCGTCGAGAAGAAGGTAGTCAACCTATTCGTGCAGGCGTCGGATTACAGCGTCGCTCAATTCTCCAACGGCGAGGCAATCGATGGCGAGGTCATTCGCTTCATGGCAATCGACCGACAGCAGGACCACTGGTGGGTCGAGATCGGCGCTTTCTCATCGGCGACTGGGCCAACCTACCGGCAGCTCTACTTCGGGCGGGTCGAGACGCGGGACCAACTGCGTCAGATTCAGCACCGTTACAAGGTGCAGGACGCGTGCGTGGCGCAGGATCGCGGCTACCGACCCGCCGACGTTGATCGGGATTGCGCGGACTTCGGCTGGCGCGGGATGCGCGGATACGCTCGAAAGACTTGGACGATGCGCGACGAGGCAAGCGACAAGCTGATCAACTTCCCGTTTAGCGAGCCACGAGTGAGCGACTACCGAGGCGGAGACGTGTTTTATTACGACTGGAGCGGCGACTATTTCAAAGACCTCCTCGCGAACGCGCTGGAAGCCAAGGGCGATTTGAAATGGCTGCTGCCGAAGGACGTGAACCCGCTCTACCTCGAACACCTTAAGGGAGAGTCAAAGGTTGAGATTCGGACCGGCGTTTGGGAGTGGCGTGAGGTGAAGAGCAACGCGCCGAATCATGGTCTCGACACCTCGGCGATGCTGCTCTGCATGGCGACGATTGCGAACGTCATCCGCTACGCAGCGCCGAAGGACTAACGCCGGTTTGACGTTCCGAGCAGTGGTATGCTCGACAACCCATTTCTCGGACTGGACACCGCGACTCTCACGGCGCTGAAAACCAAGACGATTGACGCGATTCAGGCGGTGCTGCTCAACCAGAGTTACAGCCTCAACGGGAAGAGCGTGAGCCGGGCGGACCTCAACGCGCTCAACAACATGCTCGGCAACCTGCAGGACGCATTGACCGACGCGGCCGGAACGTCAACGGATCAGACCTTCGTCAGCTTCACCGGCAACTAATCACACATGAGCACCGACTTTTTCGACGCGTCAAAACTGGTCGCGCAAAAACCTTGGATTGACCGGGCGCTTGAGAACATCGCGCCGACATGGGCGCTCAAGCGTTTGGAGGCACGCGTCGCGAAGTCGCTTTTCGAGTATAACGCGGCGCGGACAAATCGGATGTATTCGCCGAAGCAATACACTAC